ATTCTGGTGATGACGGTACATTGCGCCGCATGGGTAAGGCGAACAAAGACAAGCTTCAGTACATGATCGACATCATCGACTCTCATGCCAAAGAGGTCATGCAAGCCGTCACCGAGCTGACTGGTATATACACGTTCTGGGGGCAAACACTCGTTGACCCAACCCAGTCAATGCGTGATCGGCTGAAAGCGAGTGAGCTATTGGCACGAGCACTGGGCGCATTCGACGGTGAGAACGGGGATATCAACATCAACATCGGTGATACGGGCAAGCTTGATGAAGTGCCAATGGACGTACTTGAAGCGTTCTTGATCAACAACACAATTGAAGCCGAGGTCGTCGATGACCGAAAACAGTAATGTCGCACAATCTATCGACAGAGAAGAATTACTGATCAAGGCGAAGATCAGCGCCGCACGACGGTCGTTGTTCTGGTTTCAGAATTTCTTTTACCCTAAGTTTTACAAGCCCGATCGCAAGTACCTCAAGGATATGTGTGACGACATTCAGGCGTTCACCGAACAGAACGAGAAGCGCATACTGATCATCAACGTGCCGCCCCGTCACGGTAAGTCATTCACCGCAACGGGACTCGCCAAGTGGCTGTTCGGTAAATTCCCGTGGGTCAAGATCATCACTGGGTCATACAACGAAACACTGTCAGGTACGTTCGCCCGTCAGGTTCGCAACACGATCGACACCAAGAAGACCAGCAAGAAGACGTTGGTTTATCGTGACATATTCCCTCAGACCAAAGTGAAAAAGGGTGAAGCGAGTGCGGCAATGTGGGCGCTTGAGGGTAGTGAAGAGAAGTCGTATCTATCGACCAGCCCCGGCGGTACGGTTACTGGTTTCGGTGCGAATTACATGATCATCGACGACATTATCAAGAACGCCGAAGAAGCGTACAACGAAGCGGTGCTCGATAAGCACTGGGACTGGTTCACCAACACCATGATGAGCCGTCTTGAGGGCGAAGATTACAAGATCATTATCATCATGACCCGTTGGGCGAAAGGTGATCTCGCTGGTCGCATTCTCGAAGCCTACCCCGACGACGTACAGCTGATCGCATACCGAGCGGTGCAAGAAGACGGCTCGATGTTGTGTGACGACGTGTTGAGCAAAGAGCAATTCGCATTCAAGACTCAGGAAACGAACCCCGACATCGTTGCCGCCAACTACAACCAAGAGCCGATCGACGTGAAAGGTCGCTTGTATAATGGCTTCAAAGAGTGGGACGGTGAAACCATGCCGACCAATGCCGAGGGCAAGACGATCGATGTGGTCATTCGCAACTACACCGACACCGCCGACACTGGTTCCGACTTCTTGTGTTCGATCAACTACTTCGAGCACAACAAAGAAGCCTATATCACCGATGTGGTGTACACCGACGAAGCAATGGAAATTACCGAACCTCTGGTGGTTGACTTGTTATATAATGGTAATGTAAACCAAGCAACCATTGAGTCAAACAACGGTGGACGGGGTTTCGCACGAAATATTGAACGCGGTTTGCGTGAGACACACAAGACAAATCGGGTTACGATCACCCCACTGGTGCAATCGAAGAACAAGGAAGCCCGAATACTTGCGTCAAGTGCGTGGAACGCTGAACACGTTTATATGCCGTACAACTGGAAAAACAAATTCCCAGAGTTTTACAAAGAAGTCATGAGCTACCAGCGCAAGGGTAAGAATAAACACGACGACGGTGTTGATGTATTGGCGTCGATTTATGAAACCATTACTGGTAAACTAGAATTGACAATACATTCAAAATCGGAACTGGGTATAACCCGAAGACCATTACGATCACGCCGCAAAGCGAGCTTGACCAGCCTATAAAATCAGGAGGAAACACAAAAATGTATACACTCAAAAGAGGAACCGAGATCACAAAGGACGTGATTATCGACGCCATTGGGTACAATGAAGACCTAAAGGGTCGTTTTGATCGTCTTGAGATGTATTACTTCGGCAAGCACGACATCTTGAACCGTGATCGTGGCGATCAGCTGATCAACAACCGCATTGTGGTCAACCACGCCAAGTACATCACCGACACGAATATCGGTTACTTGCTTGGAAACCCAGTCGAATACCAAGTTGACTCAAGCGCCAAAGACACCACGATCGACCCAGTGCTCGAAGCTTACAAGAAACAGACGATCTCAGACCTCGACAGCGAGATCGCAAAAGACGTGTCGATTTTCGGTATGCAATACGAGTATTTGTATTCTGACGAAGACAACAACCCGAAGAGCGCCAACGTGGACAACCGCCGCACAATGGTCGTATATGACACCACGCTTGATCACAAGAAGCTTTTCGCCCTGATGTACCGCCCTATCTTCGAGGGTCGCCGTATCACCCCGACATATTACGAAGTCATTTATGCTGACGACAAAGAAGTCGTTGAATACACTTGCGCCAATGTTCGTGGCGGTGCGCTGACTGAAACAAGTCGCAAAGCTCACGGCTTCGGTGAAGTACCGATGATCGAATACCGCAACAACAGCGATTACATGGGTGACTTCGAGCAAGTGATCACCCTGATCGACGCATACAACCTGTTGCAATCTGACCGTGTGAACGACAAAGAACAGCTGGTTGACGCCATTCTTGCGTTCTACGGTGCGGAAGTCAAAGACGTTGATCTCGATCAGTTGCGTGACAACCGTGTGATCTCTGGTATTCCAGCCGACGCAAAGGTCGAGTACCTTACCAAGAACCTCAACGAAGCTGACGCCGACACATTGCGCCAGACGATCGAAGCCGACATTCACAAGATCAGCATGACCCCGAACATGAGCGACGCCGAATTCGTCGGCAACAGTTCTGGTGTGGCTATTCGATACAAGCTTCTTGCATTCGAGCAAAACATCAAGACCAAAGAACGCTTCATGGAAAAGGGACTCAAAGAGCGGTTCCAGCTGTATTGGAACTACCTCAAGTCAATCAGTAAAGCGACTGGTGAGTTCGACATCACCACGATCGACGCCGTATTCAAGCGCAACTTGCCAAGCAACGATCTCGAAACGTCTCAGATCATCTCGAACCTCGACGGCAAGGTATCGAACGAAACACTGATCGGTCAGTTGTCATTCGTCAAGGACGCCAGTGAAGAGATCAAGGCGGCAAAGGCTGAAGCCGAAGCTCGCCAAGCTGGTGTCGCCAAGCTGTTCGCTCAGAACGAAGCCGCCAATGCAAACAACGGCAACGGTACTGACGCCAATGGCACACCGAACGGCACTGACCCAAACCATAAGCCGAGCAACTTACCCGTAAACCCAACCAACCCACAACCGATCAAGGCGTAAGGCGGTAAATCATGGCGAAATCAATGCCAACCGCCGAATACTGGGACAAACGAGCGCTCAACCGAGCCGATACCAGTGAGAAACGAGCCGATGAATACGCCAAGACCATTGAGCGTATTTATCGTCGTGCCGAAGCGCAAGTGACCGAAGACATCAACCAGATATACCGCACATACGCCAAAGGCGCTGGGTTGGACGTTGAAGCCCTACTTCAGAAGCTATCGATCGAGGACACCCACGCATTCTGGTTGAAGATGAAAGCCGACGGTCATCTCGATTACATCACTCAGAACTATCAGTCACGCATTACCCGACTCGAACAGCTCAAGGGCGACATTTACGGCAAGATCAAGTCAATCGCCGATCAGGAAAACGGGGCGCACACCGACGCTCACACTGATACAATAAATGAAGCGTACTATCAAAACATATACGACACCGCAAAGGGTGTCGGCGCAAACATTGCATTCACAGGACTGAACACCCCAGCGCTTGACGCTATGCTCGCCCAGAAATGGCAGGGGGCGAACTACTCACAGCGCATTTGGGGCAATACCGATATTCTTGCCACGACAGTCAAAGAGTCACTTGGGTCAGCGTTGCTCACAGGAAAATCGCCAGCCCGAGTCAGTGCCGAACTTGCCGAACAATTCAATGTTTCACGGTACGTCGCCGATCGCTTGATACGCACTGAAACCAACTATTTTCAAAATGAAGCCGAAGCGAAGTCGAGCGAAGATATTGGTATCAAACGGTATAAGTACCTTGCGGTGTTGGACTCACGCACGTCAGCGACGTGTATTGCTCATGACGACAAAGTGTATCTGTACGAGAAGCGTGTCGTCGGGCTGAACTACCCACCATTACACCCGAATTGCCGATCAACCACTCGCCCGTACATTGGCGAAGACTATGAACCAGCCACCCGTCGTGCTCGTGACCCGAAGACGGGGCGCAACGTCACCATTCAGAACATGTCATACCAGCAATGGGCGAAGATGAACAACGTGCAACCAGCGCAACCGAGCGGCACACCCAAGCCAACCGCCCCGACGCAAAAAGTCGGCGTGGTGACTGACGACAAGGGCGTGAAGATCAAGGTTCGTACCGAGAAGAAGTACGCATTGCCAGTCGAACCGAACGTTCGTGGCGCTATTCAACCCGAGCTGATCAACACGCTTCGTGACGGCATGGTCGATGTACACCAAAAGTACCCACAAGCGTTCGATCGTCTTGGTCGGGTGCTGATCAGCCAAACTCAGGGACGGGCAACCAACCTGAACGGCGTGTATCAATTTGGTGCTCAACTGAAGAACCGATCATACGTTAAGAATGACGACGGCACGTTCAAACTCGATGATCTGGGTCGCCGCATGGTTCAGGGAGAAATGGCGGTTCACCAGAATATCAGCGTGCGAGTGCCGCAAGGCTCGAACACCCTCGACGCATACGCCAAGCGTGTCGCTGATCTTGGTCAGCAAGGGTGGTGGGCGACTCAGAACCCCCGATCGGTGATGTATCACGAGCTTGGTCACTCGCTCGAACAGACCATGTTGCTTCAAGAACAAAATTTGTACCCACTATATGACAAGTTCGCCACCAGCAAAGGCAAGGTGCTGTTGAACAAGGTGTACGATGAGTATTCCCAGATCAACAAGGCAATGGCACGTCACAGCGTCAGCCGTGAACTGGTCGAAGCGACGCTCAAAGAAGCTCACCCGAACACCAGCATGTACCGAGCCACCAAAGAGAATGTTTCCGATTATGCGAAAAAAAGCACAGCGGAAGCGTTCGCCGAGTTGTTTACTAAAGTTATGAATGGCGACGACGATGTGGTCACAAAAGTGTTCAAGTCGAAGCTCGACGCCAAACTCAAGGAGTTGAAACTACTATGACCGAGAACCCGAACACCCAGTCAGACAGCGATATGAACGATCTTATTCTTGAAATCGACGATCTGAAAATGCAATACGAATTTGAGAACAATGAAGATGTTCGAATTCGAATAAAAAATGAGATCACTAAAAAGATTGCACTATTGCGAAA